ACCCTCTGGCCTAGTCCAAACGTACCACCCGGGGTAGGGTAGGAGTTCTGGCGGCGCAGGTCACCGTCCCGGGAACCTACTGGTACAATCTCAACCTACTCTACCCTACTACACAACAGGGGGTAGGGGTCGAGTTCCTGTAGAGTAGTATCTAAGTACCGAAAAATAAGAAATCGTGTCGAACACCGGCTTAACATTACGCCACGCCCAGGGTCAAGTATTCAACAATCGCTCACGTTTCCGCGTCCTCGTTGCCGGTCGCCGCTTCGGTAAATCATATTTAGCCTGCATCGAACTTCTGCGTGGAGCAATCGAACGCCCCGGCGAAACATTCTTCTACGCAGCGCCAACATACCGAATGGCCAAAGATATTGCGTGGAAAGTATTAAAAAAGCTAGTCCCGCCAGCCTGGGTAAAGGCAAAAAACGAAACCGACCTAAAGCTGGAACTGGTAAACGGCAGCACGATCGAACTAAAAGGCACTGAAAACGCAATGGCGTTGCGCGGCAGAAGCCTATCCGGCGTGGTACTAGACGAAGCCGCCTTCATGGACCCCGAAGTCTGGTTCGAGGTGATCCGCCCCTCCCTTGCAGACAAACAAGGCTGGGCCTTATTCATCTCCACTCCGGATGGAACAGCCTCCTGGTTCTACGACCTCTGGTGTTACGCCGAAGAAGCCGAAAAGGACTGGAAACGCTGGCAATTTACCACTATCGACGGTGACAATGTACCACCCGCAGAGATCGAAGCAGCGCGAGGCCAACTCGATTCACGTACATTCCGCCAAGAATTTGAAGCCAGCTTTGAAAATCTAAGTGGTTTAGTCGCAATCAACTTCAGCGACGCCAACATAAGCACCGAAATCAAAGATATTCCCGTACTCCCCCTACTGGTGGGCCTGGACTTCAACGTATCCCCTATGTCCGCCGTGTGTGCCGTCAAATACCAGTCCGAACTCTGGGTATTCGACGAAATAATCCTCACTGGAGGCGCCACCACCTGGGATTTTTGCGAAACCCTAATTGACAAATACGGCATGGAGCGGCGAATCATCACCTGCCCCGACCCAACCGGCGCAGCCCGCAAAACCTCCGGCGTTGGAGCAACCGACCACTCAATCCTCCGCAAAGCGGGCCTCACCGTATCAACACCCCGCTCTCCCTGGAAGATCCGCGACAAAATAACCTGCGTAAACATGGGCCTCCTCGACGCCGCCGGAACCCGCCGCATCAAAATCCACCCCCGCTGCGTGGAACTAATCAAAAGTCTGCGCACTTTAACCTACACACCCCACACAAACATGCCCAACAAAAATCTCGGCGTGGATCACTCATTCGACGCCCTTGGTTACATGTGCCTACAAGTATTCAACCTTGCCAAACCGGAAAACATGGGCTCCACCGACTTCCGCGTCTGGTGACCTATACTGGAACTACCCGCTGGTACCGCGATGGCAGCAAAAAAGAAGACTAAAGCCGAGAAGAAAATAGCCAAAGTTATGACTGAATATGGCAAAGGCGAACTGCACTCAGGCAGCAAAAAGGGTCCAATTGTAACCAACCCCGCCCAAGCTCGTGCAATTGCCATGTCCGAAGCGGGCATGACCAAACCCAAGAAAAAGCCCGGCAAAAAGTAATGACCGTCACCACCACAATCTGCACCGGAAGTTGCTCCAACCTATCAATTGACTTCGAGACCGATACACTCGAAGTAACAATGATATTTCCAGTTCCCGAAAGTGCTTATAACATCGCCTCCCTCGTCCACCGCCTAGTTGATGGCATCGAAGTAATCGTGGGCCAAGAAGAGGACGAATAATGGCAACCGACGGCGGCACCATCCACGATGGCGAGCTCACAATATGGACAGAAGGTAGCCGCACTACAGCGGGTTACTTCACGAGTATTGAAGCAGTAGCCCGCGATTGGATTTTCCAAGTAACTGTCAGTGGTTTAACCGGCGGAGGCAAACAAGCAGTATTTAATTATGAAGGTTCCCTAGATGGAACAAACTGGGGCCACCTAACTGTAGTATCAAAAAAAGCAGGTGATGTTAGTACGATCGATGCAGATGGCACACACATATTCTTTGCCCAAAACCAACCCAGCCGCTTCATCCGAGTCCACCTAACTACCCTAACCAGCACAAGCACGGCAACAGTATCTGTCAAAATAGGAGCAATGTAACTCCCCTCATGACATATACCGGCGCAGTTGGCACAATCAGCAAAAGCATCAGCGATACTCCCTTCACCCGTTCCCTCGACGCAATCGCAATGACTGCGAGCTGGAACGCAATGGCCGCCGTCACCCTCGGCTCCGACTTCATCCGCAGCCAAGCCGCCAGCTACCTCCCCCAAGAACCCCGCGAAACCGACGACGCCTGGGAATCCCGCATAGCCCGCTCCGTCCTCTCCCCCTACACCCAACGCATAATCGAAACCGCCGCTGGAGCAATCCTGCGCAAACCCATCCACATCGAAGGCGACGACTACTGGAAAACCTTTTCCGAAAACGTAGACGGCCTCGGCTCGGACCTAAATGAATTTGCCCGCCGCATTTTAGTCTCCAGCCTGACCTACGGCCACAGCGCAATCCTCGTTGACTACCCCCCAGCCAGCGTCGCCCTCAGCCTCGCCGAAGAACGCGCACTGGAACGCCGCCCCTACTTCGTCCCAGTCGAAGCACCCCAAATCTGGGGCTGGCGCCAAGAAACCACACTACCAACATCCCCACTAACCCAAGTCCGCATCCACGAATACACCACTCAGCCCCAAGGCGACTTCGGCGAAACGCAAGTAGAGCAGATGCGCGTCATCTATCCCGGCAGCTACGACTTATACATCCAAGGCCAAAACAGCTTCATTCTGCACGAATCCGGTGAATTCACCCTCCCCGAAATCCCCCTAGTACCCATCTACGCCAACCGCCTGGGGATGTTACGGTCCCAACCACCACTTCTTGACATTGCAAATCTTAACATTACCCACTACCAACGCCAAGCCGACCTAATCCACGCACTGCACGTCGCCGCAATGCCCATCCTGATCCTAGAAGGCTGGGACATGGACACCAATGAAGTATCGGTCGGCGTGAACTACGCCCTAGCCATGCCACCAGGCAACAAAGCCTATTACGTGCAGTCGGACGCCACAAGTTTTGCCGCGCAAGCAGCAGAAATAACAGCAATCGAAACCCAAATGTCCACTTTGGGCATCACAAAACTGTTCGGCCAAAAGTTTGTAGCCGAATCCGCAGATTCTAAACGTATTGACCAGGCCCAATCTAATTCAGTGTTAGCAGTACTAAGCATGGAGGTATGTTCCGGCTTAAAACGTGCATTTGAGATGGCATCCCAGTATGTAGGCATCGAACCACCCGAAATCTACCTGGATCGTGATTTTGACTTCTACCGTCTGATCGGCCAGGACATAACAGCCATCACAGATCTGAACACCAAAGGCAAGTTATCCGACGAGACACTACTTGAGATTTTACGACGCGGCGAGATTTTACCAGACGACCTAGACATTGAAGACGAGCTGGAGCGTATTGCAGGTAACGGGGTTTCTACTACAGAAGAGTTAAACTACGAAAGTCCCGAGATTTAATTTTCCGTGTCTGAACAACAACTCGAAACGGCTCCAGTGGAGACCGCTATTGAGCAGCCCGTGGCTGAACCAACCGATCTCGCAATGCAAATCGAAGCACTGCGATCCAAAAATACGGAACTAATAGGCGAACGCCGCCGCGATAAAGAAGCCCGCGAGGCCCTACAACGCCGCCTCGACGAAATAGAAACCACCCAAAAAGCCGCCCAACAACAACAACTGGAACAATCCGGTGAGTTTCGCACACTTTGGGAAGAAGCACAAAAAACAAACGCCGACCTCCGCGCCCAACTACAAGACCGCGAACAGAAAATAGGCGAAATTCAAACTAACTACAGCCGCGAACAGCTCAAAGCCCGCGCCATCTCTGACCTATCCGCCGCTGGAGCACTTGCACCCGACCAGCTCTACCGCCTCGTGCAAGACGACCTCCAATCCAAAGATGGCACTCCCGTTGCAATCAAAGGTGGCGTAGAAGTTGCCCTCACCGACTATGTAGCAGGATTACGCAACCCAGGCAGCGGTTACGAACACCATTTTGCGGCACAAAATCGCGCTGGAATGGGCACAACAACAGCGCCACGCCCCAGCGTATTACCGGGCACTGCAAACCCATTCCGCCGCGAAAGCTGGAACATAACCGAGCAAGTTCGCCTGCTTGCTGAAAATCCAGACGTGGCTAAACTATTAAAAGCAGAAGCAACAACCTAGCCCTTGTGGGGCACCCCTGTGGGGAGGCCAAGCATCGTAAACCTTTCCTCCGGTAATTCCCAATGACTGCTGTTTTACAAAACTACGGCTCTGGAACTACATTCCTGAGCAACCTGATTGCCCGCCCCGAGTTCCTCAGCTACGTAGCTGAAGGTATCTTCCAACAGTCCAAGTGGGTTCAGTCCGGCATCGTACAGCGCAACGCTGCTCTCGACGCCCGTGCTGGCGGCACCCGTGTACGTGTGCCTTTCTTCGACGCAATCGCCCCCACCGAGGTGGTAATTCAGTCGAACCACACCTGGGGTAGCGGCGGCTACATGAGCCCTGCCGGTGTAACAGCCGACGAACAAATTATGACAATTCTGCACCGTGGCTTTAGCTACGCGGCAGACGATCTTGGCAAGCTCGGCAGTGGCGCTGATCCTCTCGCTCACGTTCGTGACCAGCTAACCGCTGCGATCAACAAGCTCAAAACCACCACCCTACTGGCACAACTCGCTGGTATTTTCGGCGGCATCGCCTCCGACGGTATCTTGAGTGCCAACACAGTAAACGCTTCCTTTGCAGGCGTTCCTGGTTCCGTAACCGAAGCCAACTACCTGACCGCAGCAAACGTTGTTAAGGCCAAACTGAAGCTTGGTGAGCGCAGTTCTGACCTCGACGTAATTGCAATGCACTCCAACGTAGCTGCCTACTTGCAGCAAGTTGGTATGCTCACCTTCAGCACCTCTGCACTATCCGCAGCCGGTTCTGTTGTGTGGGGCGGTGGCGGTGTAGGTGTGACAAGCGAAGACGTAGCCCAGTTCGCTGGTCTCCGTGTGGTAATCGACGACCAGCTCACCAACTTGACCGGTGGTACCGCGACTCACATCGTTAAGTACCCCGTTTACCTGTTCAAGTCTGGCGTTATCTCCGAAGGTATCCAACAGGATCTCCGTATTGCAACCGACCGCAACATCTTGTCCCTCCAGGACGTGATGGCAGTTGATTACCACTACGGTTATCACGTATTGGGAACCAAGTGGTCTGAAGCCACTGATAACCCCACCAATGCAACATCTTCTGGCAACCTGGGTAACACCTCTAGCTGGACTCTGGCTTACGTAAACTCCAAGAACGTGCCCCTGGTACGCCTCCTTGTGAACACACCTTTCGACACTTCTGCTTACGCATAAGCATCACCAAAAGGTACAAGAGGGGCTCTTTTGAGCCCCTTTTTCGTATCAATCAATCAAACCCAAACGCTTCTTTTCCTGCACGTCAAACAACTCTTCCGTATGAATGGAAGACTTGTACGACTGTGTAGCCAACTGATTAACCAGAACATAGCTAACATTAAGAGCATCAGCCGCCTCCTGATAGTTCATCCCTTCCGCAACTTTCTTCTGAATTTGCGGCATCACATCCGCCCACTTCCGAGGACTGGAACCAAAAGGAGAACACACAGGTGCAGCCTCCAATTCAACATTTTCGGACAGTTTTTTAGTGGCCATGAAAATTGCAAGATTCTACATTACAGATGGTACAGCAACTTGGACGGTTGATGCACCATGGTCCCAACGCCACGATATTGACGCTGGAATTGCCATGGACGGCCACACTATCTATCACGTATCCTTCCCCCACGTCCAAGACGGCACCACCCGCCCACAAAAGAAAAACTTAGCGCTCAAAGCAGCCCGCTACCTGCAATACATCGCCTAAACTGGAACATAAACAGCCGCCACCATGCCAACGCTGATTGCTACGTTGGGGGGATCAACCTCAAACTCATACATTACAGTAGCAACAGCGACTACATATTTTGGCGACCGTCTAGGCAACGCAAGCTGGACAGCAGCCAGCGCTGACGACAAAGCCGCCGCCCTAATCACAGCAACAAGCTGGCTGGAGAGCCTGGAATACTACGGCGACCGCGCCAGCACCACGCAAGCCTTGAAGTGGCCGCGCACCGACGTAAGTTGCGACGGTGTTGAAGCAGACGCAACCTACATTCCCGCCGACATCCAAGCCGCCACCGCCGAAACCGCACAAGCCCTAATCACCACCCCCACGCTCATGCGTGGCTCAACCACCGGCCCTGGCGCCTACGACAAGGTGGAACTCGGCGATCTAAAAGTGGAATACCGCAGCTCGGACGCCGTATCTTCCGTAGACAGCATCGTTGACGTTCTCCCCTGGCTCAAAAGCTATCTGCGCTGCTGGGTCCGTAACGCATCCAACGTCCGCCAAATCCCTACCTATAGAAACTAATGGCTGCCATAGACGACGTATTCGGCCCCATCCCAAGCCCCCTAATCGACAAGTGGGGCATCTCCATCACCTACATAAAAGCTGGCACCGATAGCTACAACACCACAACCGGTGTAGTAACCGTAACCGACGTAAACGTAACCCTCAACGCAATCATTGCAGTAGTCAACAAAGAAGAAAGCGAAGGCTTGTATCAAACCGGCGACCTCAAAATCTACATCGCCGCATCCTCCTTACCTGCTCACCAGCCTTCAA